GTCAGTTGATGTGCTTAAGAGTTTTTGAGGCTCAAAAAGTCATCGTGTTAGTCGCCACACACCGCACACTCTAGTGCGGCGTATAGCATTGGGCGGACGTCAAACGACATCCGCCCAGCCACGTTTTAATCGTGAGCGGTGTGGCACCGCATACTCAGTACCCCGTGATTCAAAGCTATCGACCTCACCTTTAAGGTGAAGACGTAGAATTGAGTCTTGGACATGCCACCAGGCATGCTTAGTAACGTTATGACTAACGCCACGAACCAAACGCAACCTGGTCTGCCACTTATGAAGTTTATCGTTAAAACGAATAGACTTTTCATAGAGAAGCAGTTTGCCGAGGTCGCAATCCTCATACCGGTACAGTCCTTGAGCGTCAGGGTTATTGCCATAAGGCAAAACGCCCCAACTCTCTTGGACCTCCCGATATAAGTGTTCCGAGGTATGGTGGTAACCATCTATTTTCATCGCTTTCGCGAGTGAACAGATGGACATAGCACCTGAGACAGATGACGAATCCAACCTCCGCAGTCTGTGAGGCGTAACATCGATGCCACGATAGGCATCAACGCCGCAGGATTCTCGGAAGAATCCGTGCCTAAACGTCTTGTTCAAGTTGGGAATTAACCCAGCTCGGATCAAGGCGTTGACAGCACCATCATAGAACTTACGCGGGAACAGGATATCATCTCCGAAGACATAGATATCGCTACAGTCCGTACCGTAACGACAGCGTATGCCAGCTCGAACCAAGCTGTAGAAGACAAGGCTCTGAACAGGGAATGTTAAACAGTTCCCCATAGGAGCCCACTTCCTCAGCTCAATGACCCGATCATCTAGTAGACGCACCTTGTTTGCACGGCTGCATGATAGCTTTTCGTATGTGTAGTCCCCAAAAAGGAACTTCACTAACTTACAGCTAATGCGGTCGCTCGCTTCCTTTAGGTCAAGAGTACAAAACTCCTGATTTAGGGAAGACGACAGTGCTAACGAGCCATTAACGCCCTGATCACGGAAGTTTATTCGTCCGTGAGTAGGGGCGCGTGGTGACTCGATAGCATGTTCAAGGAGCCTCCGACAGCCTTGTTGTATCCATATAGCCTCTTTGGGGTGCACGCAGATTAAGCGTGGACCTCTGGAGTCTTTAGGAACAGCAACAAGATGACATAGAATGTCATCCTGGAGACGCACATCACCACCGCGAGTATAAGCGTGTTCCTGAACATAGTTCGGGAGGGCACACAGGTACTCGTAGTAGGGATAGTGCGGCTCGATTGTGGAGTAGATGGTATCAAACTTCGATTTCTCATGTGTCGGTACAGAGGGGTAAACTGCCCCTGGACCGTGAGACGGAAGGATGCTACCCCAGTCGATCTTGTGTGTAACAAGACCAACTATACGTCGGGCGGTGCTAAACAGCGGACAGTGTCCAGGAGTTCCCACATCAAAGTGAGAATCCCAAACACCAACGCCAGCATCGCTTTCTTCGAAGGCCTTTTGGGCCTCTTGGAGTTGTTCATTGGTTGGTTCTAGCTCGATCTTATAGCAGAATAGAAGTATCTGCCTAATCCATCGAAGGTACTTTGCATCATTTGATGACGCGAAGCGATCCCATAATGGCATAAGCCATTCTGGTATCTCGGGCAACCCGCCCGAGCCTTCTAAGAATAACAGCAGACCTTTATCTAGCTTGGGACCTTCTTTAAGGACCCAATCATACGTGATGTCATCGGGAGAGCCAAGTGGCACGCCTGATAACACTCCGATGTCCGCTAGCAGGCTAACATATATGTTTAATATACATGGATAGGGACCATCCCCCTGCCTGACTGCAGTCTTAGTTCTCATGGATATCTCCATTGTGGCCATCTCTATAGATTGCCATAAGTTCGATAACCATTCCGGTCCGTACGACCATGTCTAGGTCTCCACGCTTCCCTTTCAGGAAGTAGAAGAGGCTCGTAACATGGCGCCGGTTCGACGGGGTATTGACCTTTTGGGTCAACCCAGTCTCCGTAACAACAACTAACGGGTGAATCTCCGTAATACGATGTTCTTTACGAACAAAGTAGTACAGGATGAAACCCCCGCGTTGAAGACTCATACATCTACACTGATCTAACATTTGAGACACGCTCTCCCATTCGTTGCATGTCTGTGAAGACATGGCGGCAAGGAGAACGTTCTTACGTAGATCAGGTATCATGGCACTATTGACGTCGCAGTGTGTCTCGAGGAAGTTTTTAATTTCCACGAAACCTGCGCAGTTTTCTAGTGAGGTGATAGGACTTGAGAGCATATTCATAATCGGACTGTTATATAACTATCTGTTTTTGGAATGCACTAAACCTATCACAACGTAGATTTCTCTACGCTATAATAAATCTAGGATTTATTATCTATGACACGCGCGCTTACTGTTCACGATTCGCCAAGATCTCCTCGCGGAGGTCAAGACCGGACGTGTTCGAAGTGCCGTGGAGCAGGTTAACAAGCATCGCCTCGATTGAGGTGATGATTGCACTAGTAACCAGTGGGTCATTAGGACGGCTGAGAACAACATACAGGCTTACAGGACGGATGATTCCGTCGGTCATCGTCATATGGTAGTCCACGCGTACAAGCGTACGTACACCCGGCTGTTTAGTGCTGGAGTCTACGTATTCCTGATGTTTAATCAGGATCTCGGTGGGCAAAGTTGCCCCTCGAGATGTCTCGCGCCGCAAAGACCCGGTTTTATCCGAGTAAATGAGGCTAAACGTGAGGCTACTGACGGTTAGGTTATTATCCATGGTATATGTTGGACTGAACTAACGATGTATCCTTAGGTTCGCTCCCAGTTGGGAGATCAGAGCGGCGCTAAGCGCCGCCTGCTTCTTTCCAAACCTACCGCTAAAGTCAACGATTTTGTTGACCTCAACGGGCTTTCTGGTGTATAGCGACATTTCCGTTAGCGCTGTCTGCTGACCATCGTTGCTAGACGTGTTGGTAGGATTGTGCCGGTGTTTTATAGCCGGTATCAACGCTGCCCACTTCTGGCTTAATGATACGTCCTTTATCTGCTTAGCACTGCCAGTCATGGCATTGTCAAGCGTGTTAAGGACTACAGACATATCAACGAACCAGTCGACGACGAAAGAGAATGGAATTCTCTCCCACGCGAAGCTGGCGGGTCCTGTGACCCCGAATCGAGATGCAAGGAAATCTAGCTTCTGAAAAACAGAAGTTTCGAACTTGCGATCTCTGACTCCTCTGACGACACAGGTCATACGTGGCTTAAACTGATCATAGATCTGAGTATGCCATTTCGACCCGTTGTCCTGAGAACTACTGTAACCGTCTGGAATCCGGCCATTTCCATCAGGGAATAATCCCTGCTGAAAAGAACCGGCTACAGCCTTACGCACGGAAACTTCCGTGCCGGCACGCTTCTGAATGTCCTTCAATCGCTTAGATAACTTAGCGGTTTGAGCGGACATCTTACGCATGTCGTTGATTACAGGTGCAACGCCGAACGAATAATAGAGGTAACCACCCGAAAGAAAGGAAATACCTTTCTTCAAGTTGGCTATCCTCTGCTTGGCACTTAAGGTGCCGAATTTCCGTACGAGTCTTGCTCCCTTCTTCCCGAACTCGACAGCATTAAATGCTGTAGGGCTCTGGATTGAGAAGAAATCATCATACATAGTTTTCAGTCCAGTCAGCAGCTGTGGGGCTTCAACGATATTCAATAAGGAATCAACCTCATTGGTATTGTAGAAGTCATCAACCGTTAACCGAACTAAGGCTTCTTCGCTCATAGGATAAACCACGGAGACATTTCCGGCCGAGATATCTTGGCCATACTGTCCCCAGGTCCACGAATGACTATGATTGCCAGTGCTTGAGTAAGTCACTGTACCACTTCGATACACTTCCGTGCCTATATTACGGCGCGTGAAGCGTTTCTTGTAGTGTGCCACAGTCTTAACTTGACGGCCCTTTGATGGGTCATCAATCATCGTTTCTTCGTCGATTATTTCATCAACAGGCCACGGGGTAGGGCTGAAGACAGAAGGTCCAACTGGACTCTCTCCATCAACCTGAACCATCAGTGTTCCGTTGTGAACGTAACCAACGACGTGTTGGTTTATTCTGTTTCTAGTACGCATCGGTTTATGTCAGACGTGAGAGCCACCAG